TGACGGTGATCGACCCCATGCAGTTCCTGGACAAGGGCCGTACGGGCTTGATCAGCGTCGACCTGTGGATCACCGCTATCAATCCGAAGCCGCGCGCTCAGCGTGCAATGATCTGGTCGCCGGACATTCCGACGGCACAACGGTAGGGGACGACCGTGCACATTGACCCGAAGGCACCTGCGGACAGCCCGCAGCATCCGCGCAACTGGCGGCGACCGCAGTTCCTCGCGCCCGGCGCGTACACCATGGACACAACGCCACCAGCCGCGGTGCCCGAGCCGCCGGCCGCGCCCGCCACACCGCCGGCCAAGGCCAAGAAGACGGCACCGAAGAGCAAGAAACCGGCCGCCGACCTGGCCGCGGCGCTGGCCGAGCTGGGTGACGCGTGACCGCGCCGTCGGGGCAGCGCCTCAACGCGGCAGAGCTCGCACAGTCCGTGATGGATTACCTGGTGCAGTCGTACACGCTGGCGGCCGGTGTCGAGCCGCTGCCGGCCCGCCAGGTGATCGCCGGTGGGGAGACTCGCCTGGTGGCATGGGACTGCGAGCAGGTGGTGCTGACCCTGACCGGTATCGACATCGACGTGCCGCAGAATCAGCCGATCACGCCTGGCCGATTGAAGGCCACCTCGGTCCGGCACGTGGCCTTCAGCATTCAGATCGTGCGCTGCTATCCGACGCAGGATTCGAACAACCGGATGCCGTCGGCCGCCAAGATCACGGCAGCCGGCACGACCATGCTGAAGGACGCCGGCCAGCTGTCGCAGGCCCTGTTCGAGTGGGTCACGCGGGCGGTGTCGCCGGACAGTCCGATGGGCATCGTGTCGGCGGGGGTGGGCGCGATCCTGCCGGTCGGCCCGCAGGGCGGCTTCGCCGGCGTGGAGGGCGCGGTCGTCGTCACGGCCGACCTGGTGTGAAATGAAGATTACGCATATCCGCATCGACGCCGAGGCTGTGCAGAAGTGGGCGCACGACAAGAATGGCCCGGTCATGCGCGATATCGATCGCCGGGCCACCCGAGTGCAGACGGTTATGCGAGCCTACGTGCGCGTCCGTACTGGCACGCTCCTGTCGACGATCCGCAAGCGCCGCTCGTATGTGCGGGGTTCGGTGACGGTTGTGGCCGGATCGAAGAAGATCGATTACACGTGGTTCGAGAACTACGGCACTCGGCCGCACATCATCCGGCCGAAAAACAAGCAGTACCTGCGCTTCGTCGCCTCGGACGGGCGGATTGTATTCACCAAGCTTGTGCACCACCCTGGCACTACGGGCTCATTCTTCATCACACGGGCCATGATCTACGCTGCCGGGTAACAATTGGAAGGGGACGAAAATGAAGAGGTTCTCGGATCAGCCGGAAACCGCGAAGCGCGTCGACTTCGAGCTGTCCTTCTGGAAGGGCGGCAAGGAGTACCCGCTGCACTTCCACGCGTATCCGTCGGTCGACGCCATCATGGTCGCTGAGGTGAACAAGTCGGCGGCATCTGGCGACCAGGGGGCTATCGCGGCCTTGTTGATGATCAAGAATGCCATCCGCACCATGCTCGACGACAACGACGGCACCCCCTTGGACTGGAAGCCCGAGCCGCTCCCGTCCGAGGTCCGCGTGCCCGACAGTGAAGTGACCGGCTGGCCGACCGAGGAGCCCGAGCCGCAGTCGGCCGACGAAGAGACCGAGCCCGAGCCGCAGTTCCTCGCGCCCGACGGCACCGTGCACCCGATGCGCGACGCGGCCAAGCTCGCCGAGTTCGACGCCGGTAGCAGCCGCCGTCGATGGGTGGATCGGGTGGACGGCGACAACGACTACACCGTGCCGGCGAAGTCGCTGATGAAGGTGTGGCGCTGGCTGATCGGGGAGGCAGCCAACCGCCCTACGGTGAGGTGATCCTGCTATCCGGGTTCACCGACGACCCCACGTACGGCGCGTACCTGCGCGGCGCGCTCCTCATGAATCGTATCGACTTGCACCGTCCGATCGGCGAGTGGCTTGATGTGGTCTACGCGCTGTGGGTGACGGGCCCGCACGAGGTGCTCAAGAAGGCACGCCAGGTGATCGATCAGCACGCGGTCATCGTCGCGCCGGACCGAGACACGTGGGGCACGCAGCCTGAGCATCTGGCGCAGATGGGCGGCTTGAGTCAGGTGCTGAAGGAGTAGGCGGAGGGGAGTCGGACCGTGGCCACGATCGTCGGTGAACTCGGCGTCGAGATCACGGCCGACTCCACCGGCCTGGCCGAGGAGATCCGGGTCAAGGTCGAGGCCGCCGTGCGGGAGGCGTCGACCAAGCAGATCGCCCTGTCCGTTGACGTCTCGGCGCTGGCCCGGCAGATCAACGAGGGCATCGAGCTGGCCAAGAAGACGGTCGGCAAGATTGGGCTTGACGTCGAGCTCAACAATGCGTCAATTACCGCTTTGCGCGCCAAGGTCAAGCTGCTGACGGAAGAGCTCGGCAAAACCGACCCGATCGAACCGAGAGTCGATCCGAAGACGGCCAAGGCCGATTTTGAAAAGTTCTCGAAGGACTTGTCGAATTCACTCAGCGACCTACAAGGCAAGATCAACGGCGGCCTTGCGGCCGCGTTCCGGGGCATTACGCAGGTCGCGAAGTGGGACACCGTCATCGTCGGCGCGGCCAACGCTGCGCAGTCGGTGATCACTCTGTCCGGTGCCGCCGGTCTGCTGCCGGGTGTGCTGTTCTCGGTGGCCGGGGCCTTGGCGGCGGTGAAGATCGGCACCGAAGGTGTTGGTCAGGCGATCAAGGACATCGGCACGGACAAGTTCGCCGCCGATCTGGCCAAGCTCAGCCCGAACGCACGCGGTTTCGTCACCGAGCTCGCAGCCCTACGGCCGGCCCTGACTGACCTGAAGCTCGACGTGCAGGACTCCCTCTTTGGGGGCTTCGGCGCGCGCCTGAAGGACATGGCCGGCAACCTGCTGCCCACCGTGCGCGCCGGCCTGTCCGGCTTCGCGGCGTCCCTAAACCAGACCGCGCAGGGCGTGTTCACGTTCTTCTCGGCCAGCACAGTGAAGTCGGATCTCGCGACCACCTTCGGCACTGCGCAGGCGTCAGTGCTCAACCTGGGTGCAGCACTGCCGGCCGTGCTGAGCATCCTGCGTGACGTGGGTGTCGTGGGATCCCAGGCATTCTCCAACCTCACCGGGGGGGTCGGGGCGGCCGCGCAGCGGGTGGCCGACTTCGTGGCTCAGGCGCGCTTCTCCGGTGCGCTGGCCAACTTCATCAACGACGGGGTGGCGGCCTTCCGGCAGCTATTCGCGATCATCGGCAACGTGCTGTCGATCGTCAACACGCTGGTCGGCGCTATCGGCGGCGGCGGCATCCTGGGCTTGCTGTTGCAGCTGACGACCGTGCTGAAGAACTTCCTGAACAGCGCGGCCGGCACCGCGGCGCTGCAAGCCCTCGGCACGGCCATGCAGCAGATCGCCGCCAGCGCCGGCCAGGTGCTGCTGAAGCTGCTCACTTCGCTTGGGCAGATCCTGGTTGACCACGCGCCGGATATCGCGAAGTTCGCGGCCGCGCTCGGTGACAATCTGGTGTCGGCGATCGACGCGCTAACACCGGTCATCTCGGGACTGCTCGACGCAATCGGCGCGCATCCGGAGTTGTTCGCGAATATTGCCCTCGGGGCGATTGCCCTGGCTAGCGCGCTTGAGATCATCGTACCGATCGCCACGGCGGTCGCGGCCTTGATCGCCGCCGGGACGGTGGGCTTGGTCGCCGCGATCGTCGCTGCGGTCATCGCCGCCGTTGTGTTGATCATCCTGAATTTTGACAAGATCAAGGGCGCGATCGAAACTGCCCTAGGCGCTATTGGCTCATTCTTCGCGTTTCTCGGCACGACAATTGCCAACGCGTTCGGCTCGGCTGTGTCGTTCGTCGTGGGGATCTGGAATGGGGTAGTCTCGTTCTTCGTCGGAATTGGCACCGCTATCGGGTCGGCAGTGTCCAGCGCCGTCACCGCCGTGGGTCAGTTCTTCGCCGACGGGTTCAACGCGGTGGTGTCGTTTATCGGCGGTGTCGTGACCAGTATCGTAGGCTTTTTCGTAGCCCTGCCTGGCCAGATCCTGGCGTTTATCGTGGGACTTCCTGCGCAAATCGGTGCGGCTATTTCGCAGATCGCATTCGTATTCGGATTCGTGCTCGGCGCGACCCTGCGCGAGTTCATCGACTTCCCCGGGCAGGTCATCAGCGCGGTGGTCACGCTTATCAACGACATAGGAGTGTGGGCGGCAAGCGTCGGTACGGCTATGCTCGCGTTCTTCGTTCAGGGCGTGGTCAATGTCGTTAACTTCTTGAACGCTTTCCCGGGGCAGGTAATTGCCGCCGTTACAGCGCTCGTGACGGATATAGTGGTCTGGGCGGTAAACGTCTGGCTCACTGCCTCTATTCAGTTCGAAATCGGTGTGGCCAACGTGATCAACTTTGTTACCCAGCTTCCCGGCCGGGTAATCTCTGGCGTTGCGAGCCTAGCCGGGCAAATCATCAACTGGGCCGTCGGAGTATGGAATAACGCCAAGAACGCTTTCTCCCAAGGCGTGAATGCAGTCGTGAACTTTGCGATCCAACTTCCTGGAAACGTGATCAACGCGATTGGCAGCCTTGGAAGTCGCCTCTATCAGGTCGGTGTCGACGCGCTGACCGGCCTGCTGAACGGCCTGAAGTCCATCGCTAGCAACATCCTGGGATGGGTCAAGGGCCTGGTCGGCGACATCCTGCACGGCTTCACCTCCGGTTTCGACTCGCACAGCCCCTCTCGCGAGACCTACGCCATCGGCCAAGACGTGGCCGCCGGTCTCGCCAACGCGCTACGTGACTCACGTCAGCTTGTCTCGGCGGCAGCCGGCGACCTGGCGCAGGCCGGCCTTGACGGGCTGAGCCCCATCTTGAACCCGACGGTCAACACCGCGGCGGTGGCCAACGGCATCAGTTCTGCCGCCAACGGGTTGAGCACCAACGCCGTCGGTGGTGTCAACTACACTGTGCAACAGACCAACGTGATGCAGCAGGGAGCCGACGTG